AGTGAAATGCTTCGCTTGACGAAAAAGCAGCTGCAAGACGCACGAGATGAGAACAGCGAACTAATGGCTTATATCGAGAAATTGCAGGCTGAATTTCAGGCACGGCAGGTTGCATATGAAAAAGCATCGGGGCTGGTACAGTTTTATAAGGATAAGGCTGAAATAGCAGCCAACTTTCCGACAGATAAAGATGAGGTCTGCGATTGGGCAGAAGCACATTTTCCGGAAACGCTTGTCATTACACAGCGTGCAAGAACAGAACTTCGGAAGTATCAGGGTGGTTTAGATGTATCACTACTCTGTGATGGCTTGCTGTATTTGGATGCATATTCACGCGCTCGAAATGGAAAAATGACTGAAGAACAGCTTGCACTCTATACTGACCAGAGAAACTGGGAAGTTTCTTTCAGCGGTAAAGAGGCTGTTCGATTGCATGAAAGCGATTACACTGTCTCACACGAAGGGAAGAAGTATAAACTGGATATGCATATCAAATATGGCAACCGAGCCACAAATTTGATTCGGATTTACTTTTGCCGCGATGTGGATACCGGAAGAATAATAGTTGGTTCTATGCCAGAACATTTGGCAACGGCTTCTCAAAGTACCTGATTCGATTCATTCCCCTACCAATACATATACAGAGTTATACTGCAATTTGCATCCTCTCCAATTTTCAATCAGAAACGATAGCTTTTACCCAAAACAAAAATGCACCCCCTGACCGTCCAGAGGGTGCATTGTATCAAAATTGGAGTCTTTAGCCATATCAAAACGCAACGATTGATACAAAAATCGTTGCGTTTTTTATTTTGCCAAAAACGCCGAAACATCGTTGTTTCAAGAACTCAAATAAACGATAGGGGAGGGGTATATCGTTTCTTTGTACAGAAAAATAAGAGCAACGAAACGATAGCAGAGTACAACGAAACGATTGCACCTATGGTTGCATTTTTTAGGGGTGGTTGCATGTTTGCCGTTTCTTTGGAGTTTACCGTTTCTTTGCTTAGAATTACAAAAAATCGGGGCATCCTGAAACAAAAATCAGGATGCCCCATATCGATATTCTGTAATATTCAAATTCTAATTTCCGTCCCATCCTTAAAACAGAAAACCGTATCGCCATTTGTGCAGATAGTCACATGGTCAATGGATTTCAGCCATAAAGTCTCGGAAAATTCTGTTATCAGACAATCCTGCGTTTTAAGCATCTCGACATAGTTAAGTATAAATTTCCGCTTGACAAGCATATCTTCTTTTTTCCGGAGAAGCGGAGCTTCTTTTGCTTCCAGAGCGTTATACTCATTATTGAGAATATCGCACTGCTTGTAATATTCTTCCGCTTTCATCGGCTTTATGCTGTGCCGCTGAATCAGCTGCCTGATTTTCTTGGAAACAGCTTCTTTTTCAAGCTCGATGCAATCAATTTTTTCCTGCAATTTATCATCATGGGAAAAATCCTCACTGAGCATCATGCAGTTTTCGATAATCTCATCTTTGTTCGCAAGAATGCTGTTCATGGCAATCAGAAACTTATCCTTGATATGTTCCTCGTAGAGATGTGGTGTTGTGCATTTTTCACCGTTTTTGAATTTATGATTGCACTGCCAGACCGTTCTGCGATACTTGCTGGTAGAATGCCACACTTTCGAGCCGAAATATCCGCCGCAGCATTCACAAACAAGTCGAGCAGTAAAAATGCTCTTACTGTTGTAGCTCCTTCCGATGCGTTTTCTACGCAGAAATTCAGCTTGAACTAACTCGAATTCACAGGGTGGGATAATCGGTTCATGGCTATCCTCAATGTAATATTGAGCGACTTCGCCCTCATTGATTTTCTGCTTTTTGGTCAGGAAGTCCACGGTGAATTTCTTCTGCAAAAGTGCCGAACCACGATATTTTTCATTTGTCAGAATGCTTTCAATAGTTGATGTAGACCACACTTCTTTGCCTGCCGGAGTCGGAACTTTTTGCAAGGTTAATTCCTCTGCAATGTTATGAGGAGTTTTGCCCAGCATAAAATTTCTGTAGATATATCGCACAATTTTGGCTTCCTCCGGCACAATTTCAGGCACATCATTTTCTCCTTTTCGGTATCCGAGAAAACGACCGTAGGGGAGCGAGACCTTACCGTCAGCCATGCGTTTCCGCTGTCCCCATGTAACATTTTCGGAGATGGAACGTGATTCTTCCTGTGCCAGTGAACTCATAATTGTGATTAACAATTCGCCCTTGGAATCAAGAGTGTAGATGTTCTCCTTCTGGAAATAGACCTCGATGCCTTTCTCTTTTAATTTGCGTACTGTAGTAAGAGAATCCACGGTATTTCGGGCAAAACGACTCACGCTCTTGGTGACGATAAGGTCGATTTTTCCATCCAAAGCATCGGAAATCATGCGATTAAATCCCTCTCTGTGCTTGGTATTCGTTGCGCTAATGCCCTCATCAGTGTAAACACCAACAAACTCCCAGTCGGCTCTGCTTTTGATGTACTTGGTGTAATAATCCACCTGTGCAGCGTAGGAGGTTTTCTGTTCCTCAGAATCGGTTGAAACTCGTGCGTAGCCTGCAACTCTGCGTTTTGTGATACTTTCAATTGGTACAAAAGTGGCAGGATTCAGCCTTGGAGGAATTTTAGTTATTTGCTTTGCCATTTTTCCATCGCCTTTCTTTTGTGGTTTTTGCGGCATTTTCTCTCATTTCATCTGTCCAGCTTTCAGAACGTGAACGGTCTTTCCAGTTCGCAAAAATCTGATGTCCGTCATGAAAAATAAATATCAGTTCATTTGGTGCAGGTACAATAATCTTTTCAATCTGATTTTCAAAAATATCTGCATCGAAATTATCCACTCCAAGCACCTCGCAACAAACAGAAATCAACGTATTTTCGGGAATCTGCTTTGCTGTTGGGCAGTACTTCTTGCCTTTTGTGTTGTATGTAGCGCAAATCCAGACAACACCTGTCGCAGTTGTTTTCCTACGATAATTTTTACCGCAGCACTGGCATTGAATTTTGCCTGTAAATGGATAAATCCCGGCAGGCTTTGATGCAGAATAGTGTTCTCTCTGATCCTGCAAATGCTTCTGAACAGCTTCAAAAATACCTTGTTCAATAATCGGCTCATGAGATTCTTCTACAAAATACTGCGGCAATTTTCCGTCGTTTTTAAGCGTTCTCTTGGTCAGGTGATTCTCACGGAATTTCTTTTGCAGCAGCATATTCCCGGCATACTTTTCATTTTTCAGAATCCTGCGGATGTCCTCAGCCGTCCATTCACAGCCGTTTATCGTTGGAATCTGCATTTCGTTCAGCATATTGGCAATAGTCTGTTTCCCCATTCCCGACAGATAGCTGTTGAAAATCAGCCGTACCGTTTCTGCTTCTTCGGGAATGATTTCAAGACTGCCATCGGGAGTCCTTTTGTAGCCGAGCATTCGGATACTGCTGATTTTTCCTTCCTCAAAATTCCTGCGAATCCGCCATTTCTGATTCTCGCTTGCGGAGTAGCTTTCCTCCTGAGCGTAGCTTGCAAGGATAGAAAGCATCAATTCTCCATCAGAAGAAAGACTGTGAATATTCTGTTCCTCGAACAGAACGCCAACTCCCAGCTCTTTCAGCTCTCTGACAGTTTCCAGAAGCGTGACGGTATTTCGGGCAAATCTGCTGATAGATTTTGTGATAATGAGATTGATGTTTCCCTTTCTGCATTCCGCAAGCATTATTTGAAATTGCTCACGATTATCCTTTGTTCCTGTCAGTGCTTCATCAGCGTAAACACCGCAGAATCGCCACTCTGGATTGCTTTGAATTAATTCAGTGTAGTATCCGACCTGTGCTGACAAAGAGTGAAGCATTGCGTCCTTTCCACTGGAAACTCGTGCATAAGCCGCAACTTTGAGCAGCTGTGGTAGGGAAGCTGTAGAGGGTTCAATTTTTTGTATCGATCGCTGCATGATAACCTCTCCTTTCAGCTACCATAATAACTCTAAACCGCAGAATTATCAACGAATATACCTGACAAAGATATGCCGTATTTTTCGGCTATTTTTGTGTTCATTTGGTTGTATTCCTTTTTTGAAATCGCACCGGATTTCAGCCAGCTTTTGAGAATATCAGCCATTATCTGATACATCATAATTCTGCGATACATCAGCCCACCTTGCCTTTCCTGAACACTTTTTGGAGCAGTAAATTTGTCTCTTGCTTGGATATGAGAAGAATTTTTTCTTGCATATCGGACAAATTTTTTCAAGTGAATTATTGGAGCTTTCACAATGCTCACGCCACCAATTTATGCGGCAGCGGTCACTGCAAAATCGTTTCTTTTTACCGTGATTTGTCTGGTGAATGGTCTGTCTGCAATATTCGCATCGCACAGCAGAACTTTTTCTGGATAAATATGATTTTATTGTGCCAATGGATATATTAAGTTCCTCGCTGATGGATTGCAGGGATTGACCGTTTTCTTTCATCTGGTCGATTTTCAGCTTTTGATTAATCGTCATAGCATACCTCCCTCTATTGCTATACATACAAAAGGGAAGGCAGGAGATTTTACACTCCTGCCCATAAAATCACACCTTTTCAAGCGTCCCTTTGTAGTTATCGCCGCCGATCTGAACAGTGACATTCACCTTGTTATCAGGTTCAGGCGTGGGAATTTTTTCGGGTTCAGGAGTGTGGAATTTTCCGAAACCGTTCAGCCTATTTGCCTTGATAATCGACGGAAAATCAGTGGTACAAATATCAAGGTCAACATTGCCGTTGATTCCTGAAACAGTGCCTTTATCCGAATACTGCCACAGAGCATACGAATCGCTGTAGTTTGTTTTCTCAATCCAGTGTGCAAGCCAGATCGTGTAGCGGTTTTTGATATCATCAGCGGTATGCGTTGTGAGGGAAGATGCAGAGCCGTAAAGCCCGACAAAATAGCCTGCGGATTCAATACGTTCAAGAAAAGCACGCATAATAGCAGAAACCTTTTCCTTGCCGAGATCAAACTGTTTTTTCTCCTCCACATCGAAATAAACCGGAAATTCAAACTGCTTACCCTTGATAACAGACAGGAAAACATCCGCTTCCAGTCTTGCTTCATCTTCTGACATTGCATAGCTGTACCAGTATGCTCCGATCGGGATTCCTGCCGATTTTGCATTCTTGTAATTCTCCTCGAAACGTGTGTCTTTCTGGGAAATTTCCCTGCCGTAGCCTGCACGAAGAATTGCAAAATCAATGCCAGAAGATTTCACTTTCTGCCAATCAATGCTGCCGTTGTGAACGCTGACATCAATGCCTTTCATAGAGTTTTCATTGCCTTTCTGAATACCGAAATAGCTGTGAAAATCGCTTGTCACAGAGTTATTTCCCTTTGTTTCATCGCCGTACCATTTTGAAGCAGTACGCACGTCCACATGGGTGTAAATATACTTGCTGTCGATGTTTGCAATGCCCATGAAATCGATATCCTGTGCCGTACAGCAAACAGTCTTACTGGAAATCGGCTGCCCGTCCTGACCATAACAGCAAATATCAGCAGCAGTACCTTTGGTATGCTGTCCTGTTCCAGTTCCACCGACATTCTTATCATGCTCTGCACAGCGGAATCCTGATGTTACAATAATTTTTGAGCAGTCCAGTTTTTCATAGAGTTTTTCCAGCTTGTCCACGAGCTCGGTACTTACCTGAAAATTATGCTCCTTACCGCATTTGCATTTGAATTCTCTTGCATTGAAATGCGGTGAAAGCTGTGTATTGTCGCTGTATTTGTAGGTTTTAATCATTTTTGTCCTCCTCCAATTCATCGATCATTTCCTGAATTTCGTCATCAAGTCTGCCTGCTTTTTTCTGCAAAACTTCAATTGCTTTTTTAATTGAATCCGGATAGGGTAAGCCCATTAAACTTGTATTTTCGATAATTGACAGCAGCTCATTGACGCAAAAGCCGATACAGGTCGCATCACGGATATATGTCGTGCCGATCAGAATGTCCATTCTGACAGCAACCACAACCATGAGCAGAATGCAGAACTTCTTTGCAAGTCCCACCCAACCGGCTTTTGAACTAAGTTTGCCGGACTTGCTGTGCTTGGATTTTCCCATTGCCGCGGCGATAAGACCTGTTACAAAATCAATCGCCATAAAAATGATAAGTGTTGCCAATGCGGAATCCCACCCTCCAAGCAGTGCGGCAATAAAGCCGCCTGCCAAGCCTAAAATAGTACAAATATTTTCTTTCATCAGACACTCTCCTTTACTTTCACGCTCTGAATCGTTGGATGTGTGTTGTTGCTCCTGCCAACCCATGCAAGGTAATATTCGCCGGCTGTGATACCTGTGCAGTCTGTCTCCGTTGTGATAAACTTTTCCGTTTGCAGCCACTGGAAGTCAAGCTGAATTGCACGCCCATTATCGATCTCACTCCTTGCATACAGAGTGATAGGAACATCGATTTTTCCGCCGGGCGGTGTAATAAGATATAGTTCGCCGTCCTCTGTTGCACCGGAAGTATAGCGGAACTGGATCTTGCTGTTTTCATCCAATTTAAGTCGCTTTTCAACGCAAGTCAGTATCTGTGCATCCCAGTTGAAGTCCTCCTGTCCGTAGTACATCGCATAATGGTTGTCAGGACAACTGAAATGTGTATACTGTTCCGCAAAATGCTCCATTGTGAAAAAGCCGCCGTTGAGAACAAGTCCGATATAATAGCCGTACACACGAATGGCATCCGTACCATTCTCGAAAAGCACGGTATATCCATTGTTTGCGCTTGCAATCTGCGATTCCAAGACAGCAATCCTATTTTCAAGAATCAAAATAGAATCATTCTGATTTTGTTGATCGTACTGCGTAGAATCACGCAATTGTTGCAATTCAGTTTCAATATCCGAAATTTTATCCCATTTTGCAATTTTTGCAGACGTTAAGCTGTTCAGTAATGTGAGATTATGATGCCAGTGTGCCTGAGACACAACAGGCTCGACCGAATCCTTGACCGCCTGAATTTCAGTACTTACAGTATTTTCTAAAGCGATCAAATCTGATTCCACCGTCTGAAATTTCGATTCGACAAGCTTTTGAGTCTCCACTCTGGTGACGTATGGCGAGAGGTCGGGTGCGGAAGAATGAACCTTGTCATCAACGATTTTGAGAACCTCAACCCTTGTGATATACGGTGATAAATCGGGAGTAATGGATTGTAGCCATTCCTCTACCGTTCCCGTATAGCCATTCTGTACAGCCAACTCATATGCGGATAGACCATTTTCACCGTCAGCACCATTTTGCCCGTCTGCCCCGTCTTTACCGTCCCTACCGTCACGTCCATCAGCACCATCCTTACCCGGCAAACCGTCCGCACCTTTCAGACTTTCAAGCCAATCTGAAACCGTTCCCACAAATCCATTTTCTTTTGCAATTTCATAAGCCGAAAGCCCATCTTTTCCATTGGCACCTGACTGAATCTCCGCAATTTTCTGTAAAAGCTGTTTGTACAAATCGGGCGTTGGCGGAATCGGCGTATCATCATCGCCCACAAATCCTGATTCACGAATATTCAAGGTAATCGGAACAGTCGTTGCTCTCACTGTGGTATCCGATTCCGCATCATATCCGAAAATAGACATCTTCACCGCGCCTGCATGAAGCTCAGACGGCAGTTTACAAGAAGTTCCGTCAAATCCCAGAACAATGCTGTAAACTTCATCACACTGCGAAAACTGCACCACCTTGTGAAACTTCTTCCAGTCGCCGTCAAAGGTAAATTTCAGGTTGACAAATGCGATCTGGTGGTCGGCTATCACTTCACGTTCCAGAACCTCAATTTTCTGCTGTTTTACAAGGAATTTCCACATCAGTTCTTCACCTCGTTCCATACTTTGTTTTCTGCATCATATTCCATAAAACCGTCGGTACACCGGATCCTTTCAAGCACCGATTCCTGAACGCCGCCGTGACCGTCCCAGAGATTTCCTTTTCTGACCTCCGCCCACTGTGCAAGCGTACCCTCATACGTAATTTTCCGCAGACTATCGCAGTAAACAAAGCACGAATCCGCAATATATTTACAGCCAATTCCAATCGTGACATTCGTCAGCGAAATGCAGCCGGAAAACGCAATAGATCCTGTTTTTTCGCACTGAATATTGACGCTGGTCAGTGACTCGCAATGAAAAAATGCATATCTGCCGAAATTTTTTACCGTTGCAGGTATATACACATTTTCAAGCTTGGAAGCTGTAAACGCTCCCACACCAATTGTTGTGAGTGATGCAGGAAATTCAATGGTTTTTATCGCTGTACGGTTGAAGGTCAGATCGCCGATGCGTTCCAGATTCCTCGGCAATACGATATTTTCAAGGTTAAAGCAAGCCGCAAACAGCCAGTTTCCAAGAGCCGTTATTCCGCTTGAAAGTTTAACCTTTTGAATGCTGTCATTCTCATAAAACGGCGAATCAGGCTCGTCAGAATATCCAAGCTGAATCGCAAATCCTGTGTAATCATTTGTTGCGCCATTTCCGCTGATACTAAGCGTACCATCAGAATACTGCGTATAATAGGCGTTTTCTCCTATCTGACCAATGTCTGAAATTTCACCCGTGATACTGCTTATACGCTCCGAAAGTTCACCGATTTGCTCCTGCAACGATTCCAGAAGTCGGTTGTTTTTATCGTAAGCGTCCATAATTTCGGACACTTTGCACTTGCCTAAAATACACCTGCAATAGCCGCAAACGTTGGAATCCTCACGGTAATCGTACCAGTCACGCTCTGTCAGAGAAGTTGCCCCGACATTAAGCCGCACCGCATACATCAGAAGTCGCACATGGTCATCGTCCTGCGGAATTGTAGGCAAAGCAGGATTCTCCGCAGGCGTTCCCGGAAACAGTTTCAGCGATACATTTCGGACGGATTCCGTTGTGTCAAGGTAAATTGCAATCCCCACATACCTTGGCAGCGATTCATCCTGATATCCTGACAAATCAATGCTGTAGCGAGCGTCATTGATGAAGTAATGCCCATTTATCCACGCTTTTCCACGTCCAACAGTAACTTTCAGACCAGTTGCCGCAGCCGTCAATTTGAAGCAGTCGCCGTAATTATCCTGAATGCCATTGCAAATAACGCTGCCAAGATAATCACAGAAATTCTCCGCTGTGTAGGTTCTGTCCAATCCTTTAGAATTGAAAAATCCAAATGAAAATGCCATAAAATCATACCTCCCTGAATGTTGGTGTAAGTGAGCGACCATTTTGGTCGAAGCTCTCGATCATGCCAATCAGCTGTATTTTCGGCTGTATCAAGCCAAATCGCTGATGCTCCACGGTCACATAATCGCCGACAAAATAATCTGTGTTATACCGAAACTGCGTGGACTGCACTGCGATCTGCGATTCCGATGCTGTCAGCGGTTGAACAATATTTTCCTTTCCACGTTCTTTCAGCAGTTCAATGTATTCATTTTCTGAAATCGGCTTAGATTCGCCATTTTCCTGTTGCTCGTCCGCCATATCTTTAGCATCTACATATACCTCGTAACGCTCTAAAAATGAAGGCTCGTCACCGTCAAAGTATGTTGTTCTCCTTCGTTCTTCACCTTCGCCCTTCCCCAGAACATAGGCAAAATTCCGCTGTACTGAAATGTCAGAGGAATATGTGAACGACAGCAGATTTGTGTATCCATCTGAAAAGATAATGTGCGGATTTTCTTCCTGCAAAATGCTTCTGTCAGCACCTTCGGAAAGGTCAAGGAGCATTTCATATTGTTCGCCGTTTATTTTGGAAAGACGAATATTTGCCGTACCGTTGATTTTCTCACAAATGGTGTAAATCCACCGCATCAGATTATCGTAGCTGACCTGTAATTTGGTTTTCTGTTCCCAACAACTGCCGGAAACATTACCAAGAGCAAGTCCCGGAATCGTCCTGTTTTCAGCGTTTATGGCGTTATTTATAACGGCGGTATGCACAATTTCCGCATATGTCTTTTCGGTTGTAAAACTCAAAGTCGGATAAATTATTCTGCGTTCCAAAAGGCACATCAAAAAGCGACCACCCACAATCAAGTAGTCGCCGTTTTCTGCGTCTGTTTCGATTTTAACGGATTCTATCAGTCCGAAATGCTCCTTGTCATCATCTCTGCCGACAATTCTTCCAGTCTGGAAAATCTCAATGTTTCGTGGATTTGCGGCGATATATACTTCAAATACGCCGCAGGAGTAATATTCCACATCCCACAAAAGACTTGAAAAACTGTCGCAGATTGCTTCAAGCGTTATCGCCAGAGTATTTTCATTCGCTGTCATTTTGTAAATTTCAATCTGCATTTTTCACACTCCTAAATATGCGTTGCGGTGAATCAATCGGACTTTTAAATTTCGCAGTCCATTTGCCGCACGGAGATAAAATTTATTTTCACCCTCACGTAAGGTAAGCCATGTTGAACCTGACACAAGACGATTGATGATATTCTCCTGCACGCCCTCACGCTCCAGAGTGACCGTTTTATTGCCTGTTTTTGTGGTGATTCTTATGATATCACCCTCCTCAATATCGCCGAGAATTTGCACATATTCATCTGTTTCGGCGTTGTACAGAGTCGGATTTTTTGCAGGTCCTCCGCTAATCTCAAGTGTGAAGCCCGTTTCATCACCGTCATTCTGAATCGTCATCATATTCTGCGTGTTGTATTTTCCAAGCGGAAAGGGTTTGTCATCATCGGGAAAAATGAAATGAAAAGCTCCGAAAATCTGCGAGTATTCGGCAATTTGTGTTTCTGTCGAGTACCAGTAAATATCAGGACAGATAATACTGATCTGTCCGCTTGTGAACTGCTCGAAATTCTGCACTTCGCAGGTTTCTACATAGCCCTCGGTGTACACATCAATATTCGCTGTTTGATAGTAAATCTTGATATATCGTGACGGCTTGATCACTTTGTACAGCTCGTGCCGCCGCTTTTCAATGCCAACCCCACGCATCTGAAAAGTAATCACAAGGCTACGTTTTTCAATGAAAGCGTTGTTGAGATATGAGCCGTTCATGCCTGCATAAGTCGATGTGCTTATCGTTCCGGCAGGCGGATACAAACCGTCAATTTCGGAGGTCATATACCTGTTGGAAGTGGTGGTCAGATTGAGTTGGTCGCCAGTTTCGTTTGCAAGAATTAGGGTGAAGTGCATGGGATAAAATCTCCTTTCAGCAGATTGACTTTTTCGAGGAAATGTGGTATACTGTAACTGTATAAATCGAAATATAGGGAGATGCCGTATGGTTAGAGAAATTGCTGAAAATGAATTAAATGGATTATTACAATTATACTTATATTTACATGAAAAGTCTATTCCAGAAATGACAGAGCATTTAAAAAGAACATGGAGTACTATTATCCAAGATGAAAATCATCATATTATCGTTAATATGATAGATGGTATAATTGTTTCTTCTTGCGTATGTGTGATTATTCCAAACTTAACAAGAAATGTCAGACCATATGCATTTGTTGAAAATGTTGTTACACATGAAAAATATCGTGGAAATGGATATGCAACAGAGTGCCTTAATTATGCTAAAGAAATAGCAAAAAAAGCAAATTGTTATAAAATGATGTTACTTACTGGTTCAAAGGAAGAAACGACATTTAAATTTTATAGCCGCGCGGGATATAACAGTACAGATAAAACAGCGTTTATTCAATGGCTTGAATAGTTTCACGACTTCTAATTTACAGAGCCGAAGGAGCGACAAAAATCGCTTCTTTCTACGTTATCAACGCATTCCGTGTCTGCCGATAGATCTCCAGCCGTGACAGCGATTTCGGCGAATTATTCGTCTGATTTACTGTCCGGCTGTTGTCATAATTATTGATAACCGTTCCGGCAGGATTTTCGTATTTCATGGGTGAAGAAATTCCGTCAAGGTTCAGTCCGATGTTGGAATCCAAAGTCATCTGCATTGCATCAGCAACGCCCTCTACAGCCTTAGAAATCAGCTTTTTGCTTTTGTTGATACCATCAGCAAGACCGCCGATGAAGTCCGGCATCCAGCTTTCAAAATCCGTCAGAGGACCTTTTTCGGGAACGGAAAAATGCAGATATTCCCAGATTGAATTTGCCACATCAGCAACCGTATTGATAAGATCTCCAATCATATATCGGATACCGTTGATAAGATTCTGCATAAGGTCATAACCCCACTGCCACGAGGAATTTACGATGTTCCTGATACATTCCGCAGCGGAATTAAGCCCATCAGAAACAGCGTCACGAATGCCGCCGAGCCTATCCCACACGCCGCTTCTCACATTATCCCAGATATTGAAAACGGTATCACGGACGTTGTTCATAGCTCCATGAACCGCATCGGGCATGGCGTTCCAAGCGGAGAAAACGGCAGATTTTACCGAATTTACAGTATTTTTCACGCCGTCAGAAATGCTGCTCCAAGTGGAAGTAATCGTGTTTTTCATATTTGACTGACCGTCAGAAATGAAAGTTTTGATTCCATTCCACACAGTTGAAATAACATTTTTAATGCCGTTTATCGCTGTAGAAATCACATTCTTGATTGAATCCCATCCCGATTTTACGGCATTTCCGATACCTGCGAGAACAGTGTCCATATTCGTTTTGATGTTATTCCAGACAGTTGTAACTTCCGTCAGCGTGTTTTCCATAAACGTCTGCACAGTCGTTACGATATTGGACATTGCTGTCTGGAAAGTTTCAGTCAGAGCCGTTGTAATATTCGTTCCGAACGTGCCGAGAGCATCGCTTACCATTCCTGCATTTGCCGAAATACCGTCAGCAAGTCCCTGCATAAAGTCCGGCATCCAAGATTCAAAATCGGTCAAAGGTCCTTCATCAGGCACAGAGAAATGCAGGAAACTTTTGATTTTATCCGCAACACCCGTTACAGCATCGGCAACAGCCTGAATTTTAGATTTTATTCCCTCAACAATGCCGTTTATAATATCCGCACCCCAGTTCCACGCCTCGGAAGCAAGATTTTTCACGAAGTTCACAGCATTATTGAAACCATTCACGATTGTATCTTTGATACCAGTGATTGTGTTAGAAATTGCCGATTTTACACTGTTCCAAATGTTAGATACAGTTGTTTTGATGCTGTTCATTACGTTTGTGATAGTGTTTTTGATAGCATTCCAGATATTTGAAACAGTGCTTGAAATAGCATTTAAAATGCCTGAAATTGTACCACTAATTGTATTCCAGACGGAAGAAATCACCGACCAGATAGAGTTCAGAATTCCCGAAATAAAGCCGGAAATGGCGTTCCATACAGTAGAAACTACACTATAAATAGTGTCCATAGCCGTAGAAATCGCCGTTGAGATCGCATTCCATATCGTTTCAAAGAAAGTTCTGATACCCTCTAAAATCGGCGTAACAAAGCCAACTATAGCATTCCAAGCAGTCTGAATCTTTTCGGAGATCCAGTCCATAACATTGCTGATAATGATATGGATCGCTTGAAAAATGGTTTCAAACAGATAACGAAAAGCCTCCAAAAGAGGAGAAATAAATTCATAAATAGTATTCCAGACCGTGCTGATAGCCGTCCAGATAGTATTTAATACCGTGGATATTGCCGTAGAAATGGCGTTCCACACGGTCGTGATAACAGTCTGAATTGCCGTGATTCTCTCCGAAATATAGCTGTATATCGTATTCCAGATACCGACAAAGAAATCTTTAATCGCAGTCCATATTGTCGTGAAAAACGTCTGAATTCCTGTAAAAATATTCGTAATAAAATTGCTGATACTGTTCCAGATTCCAACGAAGAAGTCCTTGATTGCCGTCCAGACCTCGCTCCATGATGTTCCGAACCAACCAAAAAATACATCTGCGATACCTTCGAGGGTATTCAGAATATTGGAAAAGCAATTTTTGATGTAGTCCCATATTCCGACAAAAATGCCCTTGATACCGCTCCACATCTGCTCCCAGTCGCCAGTAAACAACCCGATAAAAATATCCAGAACGCCGAGAATCACATCAACGATAACATCAAAAGTTTCCGCAATATAGGTGAAAACGCCCTCAAACCACGGTGCAAGAATATCGCACAATCCCTGCCATATAGACCGTACCAAATCGCCGAAATCCTCAAAATTAAATCCGAGAGCGTTCAGACGGTCAACAATTCCCTGCGTCAGATTTGAAAACGTAGCCTTGATTTTCTCCCAAATCGCAATGATGCTGTTTCTGAAATCTTCGTTAGTATTCCACAGATGCACGAAAGCCGCCACAAGTGCAGCAATCGCTGCAACAACGGCAACCACGGGTGCGGAAATCCCACCAATCGCACCGCTTAAAGTTGCAAAAGCAGCTTTTGCACCTGCGATCATCGTGGGAACGTTGCTGATAAAGGTCATCAGGCTTCCGACCGTTGAAATGGTTTTGCCTACCACGATCAGCAGAGGTCCGAGAGCCGCCGCAACCAGAGCAATTTTGATAATCGTTTCCTTTGTTGCCGGGTCAAGCTGATTCAGTTTGTCGATAAATCCTTGGATTTTCGCCACAATTTCACGAATGGCAGGCATCAGGATTTCGCCGAAAGAAATAGCAAGCTCCTCAAGCTGCGACTTCAAAATAGTAAGCTGACCGCCAAGATTATCCTGCATCGTTTCTGCCATGCGGAGCGATGTGCCGTCACAGTTGTCAATCGCTCCAGATAGTTTTTCGATGTCAGCAGGTGCGGAATTCATGAGAGCGAGAAATCCTGACATGGCATTTTTGCCCACCAAAGACTGTGCTGCTGATGCTTTTTCTGATTCTGACATCTGATCGAAAGCAACACGGCAATCCGCCAATATATCGGACAATTCACGCATTGAACCGTCAGAATTTGAAGTGGCAATTTCCATTTCACCGAATGCGTCGGAGCAGAATTTGACATCGCCCGAAAGCGCCGTCATAATGGAGCGCATAGACGTACCGGACTGCGTAGACTTTATACCGGCATTCGCCATAAGTCCGAGGACCTCGGCAGTATCTTCGCAGGAAAATCCCAATGCACCGGCAATCGGAGCGCAGTATTTGAAGGATTCGCCGAGCATTGACACATTTGTATTTGCATTAGAACTTGCCGCCGCCAACACATCAGCAAAATGACCGCTGTCATCGGCGGTTAAGCCGAAAGCGGTCAATGCATCTGTAACAATGTCAGAGGTTGTTGCGAGGTCTTCACCACTTGCGGCGGCAAGGTTCATAATGCCCTCGATTCCCGACAACATATCGCCTGATTTCCAGCCCGCCATCGCCATATAGTTCATCGCTTCGGCGGCTTCGGATGCCGAAAATTTGGTCTTTGCGCCCATCTCACGAGCCTTGTCACGGAGTGCCTGCAAGTCCTCTCCGGTAGCACCGGAAACAGCGGCGACCTTGCTCATGGCAGAATCGAAATCAGAGGCGGTCTTCACAGCAGCAGTTCCGAGGGCAGTCACACCTGCGGTTACTGGGAGCAATTTTTCGCCTGCGCCGCTGATCTTATCGCCCACATCTTGCAGAACTTCTCCGGCTTCACCGATTTTAACGAGCGCCGTTTTTGACTTCTCAGCTTCATTCTGCAAACGCTGCAATTCGTTTTCCGTTTCAATAATTTCTCGCTGTAAAGCGTCATACTGTTCCTGCGATATGTCGCCGTTTGCGAGTGCCGTATTTGCCTGTTCTGCGGCGGTTTTCAGAGTTTCCAGTTTGGTTTTAGTTGAGCCGATTGTATCTGCAAGAAGTTTCTGTTTTTGCGATAAAAGTTCCGTATTGGTCGGATCAAGTTTCAGCAGCTTTTCTACGTCTTTTAGCTGAGTCTGGGTGTTTTTAATGTTTTTGTTGACACCTTCGAGAGCTTTAGAGAGCTTAGTTGTGTCGCCGCCTATTTCAACGGTTATCCCTTTTATTCTGTTTGCCGTGGTGGGTCACCTCTTTTCAAAAAAATTTTAAAATTGTTATACAAACGCTTGCAATTTGCATACAATAGTGGTATAATAGAAGCAAGAATAATACTGAAAGGAGTTGCTAATATGGCACAAGCAACAATCTCTGCTCGCATTGACGAGAATGATAAAATGGCATTTGATAATTTTTGCTCTGATGTAGGATTAAACACATCCGCTGCTATCAACCTTTTTGTAAAAGCCGTTCTGCGTGAACACCGCATTCCGTTTGAGATTTCTCAGTCCGCTGATCCCTTTTACAGCGAAGCAAATCAAGCACATATCATGAAAGCAGTTCAGGAACTTCGTGACGGAAAGGGTACCGCTCATGAATTGATTGAGGTGGAAGATGAGTGAAAAAATCTGGTCAGATGACGCATGGGAAGATTATCTTTACTGGCAGGCACAAGACAAAAAGACACTGAAACGTATTAATCAGCTTATCAAGGATATAGAGAGAAATGGATGTCTTGATGGTATTGGTCAGCCTGAAGCTTTGAAAAATAATCTACATGGAGAATTTAGTCGGCGAATTAATGAAAAGGATCGCCTTGTATATCATGTCGAAGGTGACAGAATTTATATTGTCAGTTGCCGTGGTCATTATGGAGATAAATGAAAAATATAAGATTATTGGTTGATATATTTCTAAAATTTGTCCATCGCATCCTGATCTGCAAGAATGCTCCAT